GTGAAATATTACACAAGTAAACCGTACAACCATTCTTAGCACGGTTTTCGTGCTTGCACAACAAAAAAAATAATTCCTTGCGCTGGCGTTGTGGTGCGGTGTATTATTCACCACAATATATCGTTTATACGTACAAAATGAGGAGGGAATATGTGATGTGGAAAACCATATCGGCAATCATCGGCGCGGTTGTGTTATTGGGCACGGTGGCCGGTGGCGTTTTGTATTTGGATGACCGCCATGCCCACAGCACGGATTTAAACTCACTCGAATCCGTTACCGTACACAAAATCACCGTAGTGGAGACGGCCACCGCGCAAACCCTTCAGGCCATCCAAACATCCATCCAAAAGACAAACAAACGAATTGACGCCCATGTTGTGGAACAACGCATTGACGGCATTACCCAGCAAATGTGGAATATCGAAAACCGTTGCAACACAAGGGACACAATGGCCATGCCGGAGGCGGAGCGTGAGCGTTACCGGGTGCTTCGCACGGAGCGGCATCGTTTGGAACAAAAATTAAAAGGAATGACGGATAATGGAGAATAATTGCGGAGCGTGTGGCTTATGTTGCAAACTGCTCAACGTGCCCGGCATGGCACCCGATGGCGTATGGTGCCAGCATGCCAAACCGGGCAACGGGGCCGGATGTTGCACCATACATGACCAGCGGCCCGACATTTGCCGTGGATACGATTGCGCGTGGCGTTTGGGGCTTACCCAATTAAGGCCTGACGGATGCGGCATTGTGTTTGAGATTCATGATAAACACGGGTTCATGACCGGTTTGGTGTCCCCGCACAAGAAAAGCAATTTGGCCCGGCGCGATGTGCGCATGTTTGGTTCGAAATGGCTTAAACGCGGGTTCTTCATTTGGTTTGTAATCGGTGCGGAACGACATTTGCTATTACCGCCGCCCGTGCATGGTGTAACGGAAGAGAAAGCCCACGAAATAACAAGGGCCGCGTGGCAGGAAAAATTGGTGAACGGTTTGTTGCCCCAATTAATAAAGGAGCCCAAATGACGGAAGAACCGGAACACGTGGCAACATTTGACAAATCATGCCCGCGTTGCCCAGCGTTTATGCCGGAGGCGTTATTTATGCACCGTGGGGAGGGACGGGCGTTGTTTGGCGTATGTATGGCCCGGTTGCATGATGACCAATTATGCCCGGCGGCGCGGTTGTGGGGCATTCCGGTTGAAATACACTTGGCCCGGCGTGGTAAACAACCCACGCGGGCCATTGTTGCTATTGGGAGGGATAATTGAAATGATGATTGAATCCGAATTGTGTATAGTATGCTGGCGACCGTATGCAATGGCGGCGGTGCCCGTATGTGATGCATGTGCGGAACGGTTGCGGCGCGGGCCGTGCAGGGGCTATGTATTGACGGGAGAGGGGAACAACACGGGCGGCATGGCGGGCGGCAAGGCCGACGCTTTTGTTTTGCCCATTGAATCGCGCTCAGTAAACCTGAGGGAGACGACAGGACATGCAGCAGAGACAACTTGTTGGCCGGGTAACGCCACCGCCGAAGCCCGCGTTGCCCGTTGATGCCAATGGCAAGGTGATTGATCCGGTCCGGCCCCGGTGCGGTGCCCACAGCAAACGGTCAGGCAAACCCTGCCGGAATTGGGCTATGCCGAATGGCCGGTGCCGCATGCACGGAGGGACTTCAACCGGCCCCACGGCGGCGGGCCGGGCCAAGATATCGGAGATAAACAAAGGGAATAAGAACGCCGAGAACCTTGGTTTGTACGCCGACGGCATGCACCCGCATGAACAGGATATTTATGGAATGGTAGCCGTGGGCGACCTTCAGCATGAGATACGGATGACGCGGTTGATGTTGAAAAGGGCGTACCGGGCTCAATTCATTTGGGAGGCGGTGCGCGGCCAAATAGCCCGCACGCGGGAACACGGCATAAAGGAGGCCATGCTGGAGAGTGGTTTGTGGGACATCGACGAATTGGTGACCGAAACCGGCACCACGGGCTTTGACAAAGATGGCATTCCGCTGGATATTGATAAGCAACGCGTGGTTCGCCGTAAAACGGACTTCAATGCCGAGATACGCCAATATGCCAAGTTGCTTGACCGATTGGAAAACACGCAACGGCAACTCCTTGAGGGTGCCAGTGATGCTGATTTGGTTGCCCGTTTGGCGGAGGACTTAAGGGCGTTTAACGATAACGCCGTGGGCACGTTGCCGGGCGGTGAAATATGAGCGGGCTGAATAAGGTGCATACCATCGCACCAAGGCCGAACCGATCGTTTAACCTTGCGCAAAAGACGCGGCCCATTTTCAACGATTTTTTAATAAGGAGGCAATAATGGCGGCACATGGCCAGAAAACACGTTTACTCGACCGCCCGCCATCATGGCGGCGGGCATGGCAGGTAGTTGTGGACCCCGGCACCGATAATAGCACGGGCCGATTGAAGGAGAAATATACGTGGTTCAGGGACAAGTGGGAATTGTTTGCCAATGAGGTAGCCGGTTTGGGCGCGGTTGTGATAACGTTTGACTTTAAGCCCGTTCCAAAGATGACGTGGAAGACCATGAAGTGCCCGTTGATAATCAACTTCATTGGATATTACACCGGCAACCATGCCACGCCGCAGGGGCCTACGTTCCAAATATATGACCACGTGGGCACCGATTGGGAAGAGGTGCCCGATGGGATTTTGGATGTGGGCCGCACGACGGAAGAATTTAAAACCATGTACGTTCCCTTCGACGATAAGTACTTTGACGCGGATAATAACGTGCGGCTCCGCATACTTCATCCGGTTGTGGGCGGCAACCCGCTTCATGAACTTCATGTGAATCATGTGGGACTTGCCATAGGTGGCGTGACAACCACAACCACAACCACAAGCACCACAAGCACTACAACCACGGGGCCGTAACTATGCGGATACTTACAAAGCTATGGGGACTTTGCCAAAGTAACGTAGGGGGTTTAAGGGACCGGGCGTTTTGCCCCGGTTATTCATGGTTACTTAAAAAGGTTCCGGAACCTTTGCAAAGTAACGTAAGGGCTCAAAAGGAACGCCGGATTTTCACGTTACTTACCAAAGGTTCCGTAAGGGACGTAAGGGACCGCCGGATTTTCACGTTACTTTGGGGACTCTCCGAGACTCCCGTAAGGACCCCGGCATTTTGCCCCGTACCTTACGGCCCCTTACGTGAACTCACGGCCCTTTGCGAGATAGCCCAAAGGAACAAAAGGGATTTGTGATATGCGTTTGATGCGATTGCGTTTGTTTAATACATGGCACGCGCTCACCCATTGGCGGGCACACAAACGGATAAATGATGGATTCATCGAAGGGATTCGAGAGCCCGGCGTTACGTGGAGCGCCCGTTTGTGGTGCCCGGTGTGCGCACTCACGGCCCTTTGGAGGAATATATGGGATTAATCACCCGCGCCGCCGCCGATATGCAACCCGGCCAATTAACTTCCCGATGGACAAAGATGTTTGACCATCCTGAGCAGATCCGTTTGGTGCGTTCGCGTGCCCGGTTTAACATGGTTCCTGCGGGCCGTCGTTCAGGGAAGACCGAATTAATTGGTAAACGCAAACTTATCCTTAAAGCACTTAACGCGCACCGGCGGGACTTACCGGATTTCTTCATCCCTTACGCAGACCCGCGTTTGTTTGTGGCCGCACCCACAAGGGACCAAGTAAAACGTATTTACTGGAACGATCTGAAGTTAATGATTCCGCCGCGTTACATCGTGGGCCGCCCAAACGAGAGCTTGCTTATGATCAAGTTGGTGAATGCGGCGGAGATATGGTGTTTGGGCATGGACAAGCCCGAACGTGCGGAGGGTGTTGGCTGGGATTACGGGGTTTTGGACGAATACGGCAACATGAAGAAGGAAACCTGGCCGGAGCATATCAGGGCCGCGTTATCCGACCGGAAGGGCCAATGTGATTTCATTGGGGTGCCGGAAGGGCGGAATCACTATTATGACCTTTATAAGGAAGCCCAGGCCCGCGCCGCACATGCCGACCGCAAAGGCAAGCCCCGCACGTGGGACACGTTCCACTGGGTGAGCGCCGATATATTGGACCCCGAAGAAATTGCCGCCGCCAAAGCCGACCTTGATGAATTAACATTTGCGCAGGAGTATGAGGCCTCTTTTGTTAATTTCACCGGGCGGGCATACTGGGCCTTCCTGGAGGCGTATAATTGCGGCCCGTTGCAATACAACAAACAAGCGCGGCTTGATTTTTGTTTTGACTTCAACGTTGAGCCGGGCGTGGCCGTTGTACTGCAGGAGCAATGGTTGCCGCAAAAGGTAAGCGGAGGGAAAAAGGAATGGGGAGATGGCGTAATAGGGGAGGTGTATATACCACGGGGCTCAAACACGGTGCGGGTGTGCGATAAACTAATCGATGACTGGGGCGGGCCGGACGGCCATGAGGGGCCTATTTATTGCTACGGCGATTTCACGGGCGGTGCGCGGGGCACGGCGAGCCTATTGGGGAGCGATTGGGAAATAATAAAGCGTAAATTGTGGGGCCATTGGGGCGACGAGCGGGTGTTTTTCCGCGTTAAGCCGAACCCACGAGAGCGCGACCGCGTGAACAGTGTGAATAGCCGTTGTTTATCGCTCGATAAAGCGGTGCGGTTAATGGTGGACCCCTCCCGCGCACCCAAAACGGTGAAGGATTTTGAGGGTGTCACGTTGATTGAGGGCGGTAGCGGCGAGATTGATAAGAAAACAAACCCCGAATTGAGCCATCTTACGGATGCGTATGGCTACCGCACATGGTATGAACATCCCGTGAAGAAGCAATACACAACAAGCGGGGTGAAATTTTGGAAATAGATGCGATAATGGCAACGGCCCCGCTTGTGATTGAGGGTGTTATGCACAAAGGGCGGGCGAAGCGTTGTGCTATTTGTAAGGGGCAAATAAGAAACGGAGAAC